AGACTTTGGTTCGCTTCGGTCGCAGAATTGTCAATTTCATTAAGAGTGTTGACGACTTTCCCGCCACCGTCAGTCGCTCCTGACGGGTCGATCACTATTCTGATTACGTATTCCGCCATTATCTTCTTCGTTCTTCTTGGCTAGATACGCATTATCCATCCGCCTAATGATTTCTATGAAATAGCTTAGAACGTCATCATCTAGGCCAAGGATTTCACCGTATCGAAGAGCGTCTCGCCACGGAATAGGACCGAGAGAGAATCCAATCTGCCTACAGCTTGCGAGCTCCTCAAAAGCTTTGAGGAAGATGATCTCTTCCTCGTGAACCACAGGGGCATCGGTTATCCAGGCTGGAACAGACTCGCCCTTAGCTTCTTTGACAAGCTTTATGACTTCGCCTGTTTCCTTGTACTCAATCTCCCAGAGTAACCGACTGATCAGTTTTTTGAGGCGGACTCCGCATCGAGAACATCTTCGTCAGCATTAAGGAAGTTCTCCTCAGTTCTACAGAAAGCACGAAGACGGTCGAACAGCCAGTCAGGAAGAGCATTCAGAAGATTGATCGCTTCGTCCTTCGTGTACTCCACTGGCTTGTTAGTGGAGTCCACAATGCCTTCCCACCCAATAATTGCATGTTCGGCATAGAGAGATTTCTCATCTTCACGGAGGAGGTCAATCGACTTCGCCGAGGTCGATTCGGACCGTCGCGAGGACAACTTCAGTCTTGCGTTCAAGTATCCGCGATTCGACTGATTCGTGGGTTTAACTTCGAGGAAGGCCTTCGTAGCGATCTGCGGGAGATGAAACTTAGCCGTCTTCCCCTTCAGTTCAAGATTCGACAGCTTCGAAAAATCAGCAGACATTTGTTTTTCCTTGGTTATTGGGGGTTCTCGTAGCCCAGGAGGGTATGCCCTCCTGGGCTACGTTAAATGATCTTGGAACTATTAGCCCACACCCAGATCAACATACACGAGGTCGAGGCGACCCGTGAACGTTGCAGTACCAGTACCGGACGTCACAGGTTGGGCGATGTTCAGGAACAGTTGGTTTGACGCACCAGCCGCAATCGTGACGTTCGAGCCAAGAGCGCCGCCAATAGTGCCGGTCGCGCCAGCACCGACGCCAGTCATCGAAGCGATGATGTTCTTCTCACCAGCGTTCGCGAAGGTCGTCGAGGCAGTCGTCACCGTACCGATCGCAGCGATCAACGAGGTACAGGCCTGAGTCGTCATGCCCGCGATCGTAACGGCACACGACAGGTAAGCACCGAGGATCAAAAGGTTCGTGTTAGCGAAAGTGAGCAGCGAGGTGCCGCCGAAGTCGCTCGTTGACACGTCGTTGACGAGGAAGCTCGTTAGAACGAGACGCGTTCGCCGAATAACCGCGCCGAAGCGTTCACCGATCGCAACACCAGTGCCTGGCGTTAGCAGGTCACCCTTGAGAGCAGCGGCATCGCCCTCAATGTAGTTTGGGATCATAATAGAAGTGCGAATCTTCTCGACCATGGCTTAGTTTCTCCGGATTACGGCAGATACTGGAATAGGCTGATGCCGATAGACGTCCCAAGACTATCGTCCTGATGCGCATTAGCAGTGATGTCCATCAGAACAGACTTGTCCTGGGGATACGTCCTGCCGCCACCAGAGAACTTAAGAGAAGGAATATCAACTGCGATTGCACCGTTCTCATTCCTGAGGAGGAAGTCCATGGTGCAGGTGACGTTATTGCGGATGTTCGTAATAATGTCAGGTCCAGCGAAGATTACATTCGACTGAATCTCTACCTTGAACCGTCCCATGTCGATGACAGCAGCACCGAGTCGACCAAGGACCTTCTCGGGTGAAGCATTATTGTTAATCTTAAGGGATAGCGACTTGAAGTAGGTGTCCGAGGCTGCAAGGCCAGTCGTACGAAGATTCACGATGTTCGTGGAGGTATTGAACGCCGTCCTACCAATTGGCATCGTTGGTGTTGCAGCGTTCGTCTTCCTAGTCGAAGTCGGGTTCTCCGTGTCAATTCCGATGAAGCTACAGTCAAGAACCGCCTTAGACGTCAGCGGAACGTTGAACGACAGACTGTTGAAATAATTACCAGGAGAATACTGATATCCATGAGTTCCAACGCCATAAGCATCAGGCAGGAAGAGCTCAAATGTGTAAGTCCTCTCAATATACCGCTTATCATCCGCATTCTGATCAACATCCACATTACGGATAAAACGACCATAATACAGATCAACTGTCACACCAGCTGCGGTATCAGTAATAAGAGCCGCAGACAGCTTATCGCCGGTGATCGTTTCTGCCACGATTGAGGTAACGCGCAAATAGCCTTCGCCCAGCGGGAACTTGGCATAGATGAATTGCCCAGCAGTAATGCCGATAGTCGTGAAGTCAATCGCCGTTCCACCACCATGGCCAGACGTGATCGTTGCGACCCCAGCGGAGACGACAATCTGAAGGTCGGCTGTGTTCGCGCGGATGCCCGCGAGAGCGATGTATGCGTTGGTGGGAGGAGTCTCGTCAACGAGAGTTCCTGAGACCGCAAGAGCCGTTCCCGAAGTTCCCGTGTCCGCAGCGAGGACCTTCAAGCCATTATTCGTTGCGTTCGCATAGCCAGCTGCGAAGAGCAATGTCTTCGGCCCAGTGGCCCCGTACTGGAGCTTGCCGGCCTGGCTCGTGGTCGCGCCTGGAATCGTGTAAGTCGCGCCAGAGGCAACAGCAGGACGAGCCAGGAAGTAGAGATTGAGGTTTACAGCTTCAGCGCCAACGAAGCCTTCCATCAGCTTCGTAATCGAATCAGTCGTAAGATCGTGCTCGAACTCGACCGAGCTATCAAGATCAACGATCGTTCCTGGCTGGCTCTGCCGAGTAATGTCGATCGGTTCGCGCGTAACGCTCTTAATTACCGCGCCGAAGGTCTTAATGGTATTCGGCTGAAGCCGGAACCATTGAGGCGACCCAGGAAGAACGCCAGGGGAAGACTCAGGCGAGAAGGCGAGCGCACTCTTGTTAGTAAGAACACGGGCCATTACTTAGTCTCCAGGTATTCGAACTCAGTCTCTACGCTCGTCTGCACCCATTTCTCAGTTGGCCCAGTCGATCGGGGCGTCGAATTCCAGCACTGAAGTCCGGTCGCGATCGCCTTTCCTTCGAAGATGTCTTGGACCTTCTTAGCCAGCTGAGAGCTCAGTCGAGTTCCTTCATTCATTGCCGTATAGATTTGGACGAAGATGCTTCCAACTCTACGGTAATCTGTGTTTCCCTCGCCTCCTAGGTTATGTTGCTCTGAAGTGAAGACCCTTACAGTAATACGGCACCAGGGTTTATCTTCCTTAGGCACCGTAAAAGCTTTGTTCTCATAGGCGACTGGGCAGGTCTTGCCCCATTCAGAAGCGAACTTCTGATAGATCCTTTCAACCGCCTCCTCGAGAACCATTGCCACCCTTCAGAAGCTCCTGCGTTAATTCGTATTCCTTCGCTAGATCCTTTTCGATTGCCTTAGCGATTGCTAGCTGTACGAATCCAGCAGGAGCTTGCTGCGAATGTCCTTCGTTAAGAGCTAGGATGTAAGGCACGTTATTCGAGATGAAGACCCTACCCTTCTCTAGCTTGTATTGAGTTGCTACCTCGGCGATTCCACGTTCTGCAGCTTCCGTTGAAACTGGATGGCTTAATTTCCCTAAGAGCCTCTCAGGCCTTGTTCCCTGCTCTTCCTCTACTGGAGCTCCAATAGACGCAACCCAGTTCGCCCGAGCGTGCCCAGTGTCAACCGGGGTGCCACCTTCCTGCGGCTGGGCGACGAGGTTCGCTCTCGTGTCAAGGGTAATCTTCTTAATGATCTGTTCTGCTAGATCGGTGACCGTGTTGATCAGCACGCTGATCGGCGGTCTTTCGACACTAGCCAACTGGATCCTGCCTCTGAATCAGCGAATTGAACCACATTCGCCGAAGAGTCGGCTCGCGGAACTTGGTCTTATCAACGACCGTCCCAGCTTGGACGGTCTCACCGTCAACATTAGTGTCGCGGCTGTAGACGAAGTCCACAGTTGCGTCCCACTTCTCCTTCCAGTGTCGCCGACGGCGGACGAAAGGCTGCGGGTCAAGCAACACTGCCGAGTCATTCTGATTCTGTCGGCGAGCCATGAGTCCTTCTCTCTACTAAGACCCATGGAGAGCGGGGCGCTGATATTCTATGCCCCGCTCTCCATGGCCCCAGTATGAGGATTACGCCACAATCGAGGAGAAGAAGTAACCGAGGTCAGCAGCCACGAGCTTCTGGTCGAAGCTCATGTCCATCTCAACGCGGTCAGACCGCAGATGGACCATCGGGAACTTCAGGATACGACCACCAAACGCGTTCGAGCCCATCAGGCCCGTCCACGCGAAGGTGTAGCCAGCCGACGCCGTCATGATGCCC